ATACATGATGATGAACAAACATCCTAAGTATGACTTTAAAAGGTTAGTTACTGCTTTAAGAACAAAAGCAGGGAAAGTTGCCATGGCTACCTCAGCTCAAGATTTTATTAATCAATTCGACAATGTGTATAACAGTGGTTTGATTAACAAATCGAAGAGAATGGACCTTATTCAATTCGTAAGGGAAAAAAGATACGAAGACAATGGGGAGAACGTAACTTTAAACTAAAAACTAAAAAGCTGCGTATGCTGCATATGCAGCTTTTATTAAGGAGAAAATATGAACGACAAAATGTTTAAAGCTTTAATGAAGCGATATGATGCAGAAATAGAAGATGCATTGTATAGAATAGATTGTATCAACGACCACAACTTAATTATACCGGAACATACGGATATATTAGGTGAAGTTGACAAAATGTTACAAAAAATTTCAAGCGCTGAGGATAGATTGGCAGCTTTGAGGCGACATTATGGCGAAAAAAAGGCAAAGGACTTACTATAAGAGATCTAAAAAGTTTAAAAAATTTTTAGAAAAAAAGTAGCAAGTAAAAAGTGTCTTTTTGTCGTTTTGGTCTAGAAGTGTTGATTTATATGACTTTAGGGTAGACAAATTAGGTGACAAATCATGTTTAGGTAGACAAATTATTTTGTCACTATACAGAAAGGCCTTCCGCGAAACGTTTTGTTTTTGTCTCACTAACTTAAAACTTTCTAGATCCCTTATACAAAACTGATATAAGAGGGTATGCCTAGGAAAAGAAGAAAAGCTATCATCACAGCAGCAACTCCGGATATACCTTATCCGAAAGTCAGAGTGGAGTGGATCGATTGTGTCAGTGACTCTGGCTGGGCTACAGACAAAGAGTTTGATAAAATGAAATTAGCAAAGCCTGTTAATGAGGGTTGGTTATACTCTAAAGATAGTAAGTCAATAAAATTATTTGCGTCTTACGATAAAGATGAAGATGGTATTACTTTTGGGGATCGGACGATGATTCCTCGGGCTTGGGTAAAGAAGATTCAGAAGTTGTAGATGGAGTTACATTTATCAGAGACCCGTAGTCGTCTAAAATTTGTTTCATCTTTGCTTCTAGTTCTTGTTCTGACATGTCTTCTAGTTTCCCAGTTTTTATTATTTTTCTGTCTATGTATAATCCTGCTGCCTTGCCTCTGTTGGCTTCAGCATTTACAGCAGAAGAAAAAGATCCTTTCTTCAACGCTGCCTCTCTGAGTCTTGCAAGTTCTGCAACGTGACCTTCATAAGTCACTTCATGTTTTCTAAGTCTTTCTTCTCTCAGTTCTCCCATGTATTTTACTACAAGTGGAGATAATTTTGGGTTTGATAGTTCTGATCCTTCCTGTCTAGCTCTCTTTGGACTGTACCCTGCTTTCGTAGCAGCCTCTGTTTTTGTCATTGGTCCGTTCTCATCACCGAATACATAGTATTCTGCGAACTTCATTTGCATTTCTGTAAGTCTTTTTGGTAAACCCATAGTTGACAATTTAAGGTAACATAGTTATAAAGTCAATATATGAAAGATAACAGAGGAGAGTTAGATTTGGATAGACAGATAGAAACATTAAAAGCAAGAGTGAAAGAGTTAGAGGAGATAAATAAAAAACATCAAGAGTTGAATGGTGAGCTAAGAAAGGAATTACAAGATGTTCGTGAAGCACTTGCAAGAGTATCTGGATAAGTTTACTGACGGTAAGAAAGGTAATGCTGTATCTAATGCTACCATCTACATGCAAATAGGTAAACACCTTGAAGAGATTAGAAGAATTGAAGTGCAAGAGTCGAATATTATTGGACAACAGTCTGTTCGTGTAGTATTAAAACCTGCCGACAACAAAGTAATTATCGCTCCAACTAACCCGGAATAGAAAGCACTGGTTACCTTGAAACCTGAGCGAAAATTATATGAAAAACTTAAAAGAAATTGTAATAAAATTAGTTGGATTAGACTTGAAAACCTTAGTCTATCAGGCACTCCTGATCTATTGGGCTGTAATAATTCTGGCCACTTTTTCACACTAGAACTAAAAGTTACGAAGAGTAACAAGGTACGCTTCTCACCTCATCAAATTGCCTTCCATATTAAGCATCCACACAATACATTTATCTTGGTCGAGGCCCTCGGTCCGGGTACCGTGAAACTTTTCCGTGGTTCACGCATCATGGATCTTGACGCTTGCGGCTTGAAGCTTGAGGCTTGCTGCTTGGGGCTTGAGGCTTGTTGCTTGTATCTTCAGAAGCTTGGGGCTTGACGCTTGCTGCTTGACGCTTTTTTAATTCCTTTCGGATCTTTGCCATTTCTTGCCAGAATAAACGTGATTGATACATTATAGCTTGACGCCCTCATCAATATGAAGTTCAACCTGTCCTTCATTTTCATAAAAACCTAAAGGCCCATACTCAATTAAATCAGAATTACAGGAATATATTACAATATCTTTTTCAGAATTATATTCTTTTAGTTTTTTAATTAAATCTTTTATTTTCATTAGTGTTTACCGTAACTTACAACTTTTATTTTTGGATCCCAGCACTGTCGACAGTCTCTGCATTCATTGTCTTGAGCTGGAGCGGGGCAGGTATGGAAGCCGTTATCAACAACCATTGAACTATTGGGCCACGACTCAGGCGCCCGCTGGTTTACCATCGGAGCGCTGAACCGTATGACTAAGTTGACTGGCTTAGCTTGCAGGTGGTCTTTTATCCATGCTTCACGCGTCGGGAGCCAGTGACGCTTTGAAGGCGTTAACCTGCAGACTTCATAAATTTTATTTAAATGATCTAGATCCTGGACGTCTCCGCTGTCATGCCAACGAAACACATCAGGCTTTTTAGAATTAATTATTGTAACCATTGCCCAGGTCCAAAGCGGGTTCTTGATTGCCTTCAGTCTCCTGTATTGCGCATCCTGCACAACCTTGAACACGTAACAACCCTTCAGAGCGTAACAGTCAAAGCATACGCTGCCCGGGACCTTCTGAAGCTTGGCACCTGTTTTGCATTCCTTCGCAGGTAACCCTATCGACCATCCTGGCATCTTGGAAGGTTTGCTAAGGCTGCCGCCTATAATTTCAAATGCTATTTTTGTTTTCATTCTTTCTCCTTTGTTATCCTTCATTTATATCAGCTGGCTTGACGCTTGTCAACGCTTGCCGCTTGCTGCTTGACCAGCACTGGGAGAGAACATAACTAGACCACACGTGGTATTTCTACTAGTATATCGATGACCCCTCATCCCAGCCTAGGTCACGCTCGTTGCTGATCCCAGGTCCGACGTAACGCCTCCGGAAATCTTTAATCTTGAGATTCTATTCTGCATACGGCAGACTCAAGTTTAGCAGATCCATCGGACCAGGGATCACTTATTCTCGCTCCATACACATAGAATAAAATAACAAACTATTGCGCCGCTAATTATTAATAATAAATCCATTGGCATTAGTTCCTCTCTTTCTTCCAACTTATCATTGGATTAATGCAAGTCGTATATCTTTCTAAAACTGTATCCCAGAAGCACATATATTTCTTGCCGTCTGTTTCCCAAACTCTGCAACCCTCTTTGTTTAAGTTGCCGACTCTGAAAATTGTTTTATTATATTTTTTCGCGTGCCAAGAAACAATAAAGTCTGTTTGTGCCTCAACCTCTCCGAATTGTTGTGCTATTGTGTTTTCTATGTCCATAATATATCCTTTCTAGGACTATCCTATATTATAGGATAGCCCTTGTCAAATTATTAGTTAATAGTTTCACCTGTAGGTGGTAAAGCTTTTTGATCTTTAACCCAGGTCAAGCCATCCTTTTTAAGATTGTTTTGTAGTTTGGCTCTTAAACTATCCGGGCTTCCTGCCTCCATGATATCTTTTAAAGACACTCTTTTATTATCTTCCAGTATCTTTAACGCCTTACCTTCCGGAGTTTTTTCTATTTGCTTTCGTGCAAGATCCCCGGCCCAGTCTCTTATTTGTTCCCAGCAATCCTCCGGCATTATTCTATTGGAACCATAGCCAGATAAATTAAATTCCTTTTCTTGAAATTTATAATTAACCTCTTTTTTCTTGGCTACTTTGGAGGTCCTAAAGAACCTGGCCGCCTTACTCATTTTTTGTTTTACGTTTTCAATAGCTTTCTCTAGCTCTTCAATAATGGGCGTTGCCCCTATCTCATCTGCTAAATTTTTTTCAGCTATCTCAACCGCTTCCGCTTCAAGCGATCTTATCTTTAATTGTGCAGCTTGAATTAGAGGATCATAGTCCCGGTCCAGTTCTTTTGTGAACCAATCACGCTGCCATTTTTGCATCATTGCTTTAGTCATATTTATTT